AATAAATAACAGATGGCAATTAACAAATACATATACTCCGATTTGGATTTGACCTTTCTCCGTCAACCGGCGACAGGTGATGTTTCGATGAAATACAATGAACAATCTGTTATTCGGTCAATTAGAAACCTCATATACACAAATAGATATGAAAGATTGTTTCAACCAGAGATTGGAAGCACATTAAACAATCTTTTATTTGAACCTGTGTCACCATTGACGGCCAATCTGATAGAAGATGAAATTGTCAGGATGATTAAAAACTATGAGCCTAGAGCAACAATCAACCAAATCAATGTGGTTGCAACTCCAGACAGTAATGCATTCAATGTTTCATTATATGTTTTTATTGGAAATCAAACCTCTCCAACCGCAATTAACCTATTATTAACAAGGACCCGATAGATGGCCGGAGCTAATTCCAGTATTCAAATAACCGATCTCGATTTCAATACCATTAAAAGTAATTTTACAAATTACCTAAGAGGTCAAGATACATTCAAAGATTATAATTTTGAGGGTTCAGGTATGAATATCCTAATGGATGTTCTTGCTTATAACACTCAATATAATGCATACTATTTAAATATGGTTGCCAATGAATTGTTTTTGGATTCATCAGTACAAAGATCCTCGGTCGTTTCTCATGCTAAGCTACTAGGTTATACACCAAAATCAACTCAAGCCCCAAGTGCAACAGTTCAAGTTGTTTTTACTGGTGTTACTGATACATCATTAACATTACCTGCTTATTCAAGTTTTCTTTCATCATCCATTGATGGTGTAAACTACACGTTTGTTAATACCGACTCATATACAAATAATAGAGTTAATAATACAGTAACATTTAATAATGTGGAAATTAAACAAGGTGTTTTGGCTACACAGTCATATGTGGTAGATTCATCAACAAATCCATCATTTACTTTTGAAATCTCAGATGAAAATGTTGACACTTCCACATTAAAAGTTTTAGTTCAAAAATCAAGTTCAAATTCAGCATATGAAATTTATAATTTGGCAACAAACTTTTTAACTATCAATTCAGATTCAAAAGTATATTTTTTACAAGAATCGTTAAAAGAAACTTATGAAATATATTTTGGTGATGGTGCTTTGGGTAAAAAATTATCGGATGGAAATATTGTTAATATAACATATTTGTCCACCGAAGGAACTTCAGCAGCAAAAGCTAATAGTTTTGTTTTAATGGATTCCGTTTCTGGTTATTCTGCTTCGGCGGTAAATTCTATATCAGAAGCCACTTCGGGAACAGTTAAAGAAACCATAGATTCCATTAAATTTCAAGCACCAAAGTCTTATGCTTCACAAAATCGTGCAGTAAGTAAAAACGATTATATTACAGCAATTCAACAAAACAGTTTAGGTATTCCTTTGGATGCTGTAAGTGTTTGGGGCGGAGAAGAGAATGATCCTCCTGTATATGGCCAAGTATTCATTTCTATGAAACCTGCCGGAGCATATAGTTTAACACCAACACAAAAACAAAGAATTATTTCTGAAGTAGTATCTCCTATTTCAGTATTAACTGTTACTCCAACAATTATAGATCCTGACTATACTTACATTAAATTGGTTGTAAATGTGGTATATGATTCAACAAAAACAACACAAACCTCGGCACAAATTGAAACTGGTGTTAAATCCGCCATTATTCAATTTGCAAAAAATACATTAAACACATTTAATTCTACCTTAAATTCATATGAGTTATTAAATGCAATACAAAGTTATAATAATTCAATTATTACAAGTGAATTTAGTATTGAATTGCAAAAGAAAATATATCCAAATTTAGCAACTCCAACAACATATAAATTATATTATGGTGTTCCGTTACAACCAGGACGATTCTTAACCGGTGTTAATAGTTACCCACGATTGACATATAGAAACCCTATTAATTTAGCCATAACATTTGAAAATGTTTTTATTGAAGAAGTTCCATCTTCAACAAATGGTGTTGAATCTGCTTCAGTCATTAATCCTGGTTTTGGTTATCAATCTACACCAACAATTACAATTTTAGGTGACGGTACAGGCGCAACAGCACATGCAGTAGTTTCTGGTGGTGCAATTAGAAATATTATTATTGACACTCCTGGTACAGGTTACACCAGTGCGGTTATACAAATTACTCCTGTTTCTGGAGATACAACTGGTCAATTAGGTGCAGCTGTAATTAACTTACAAGGTCGTTACGGAACATTAAGAACTTATTATTATGATAACAAAGGTATTAAAACCATATTCAATTCCAATGTAGGAACAGTTGATTATTTGCAAGGTATCATTACTTTAGATTCTTTTAATCCACTTAATGTTGAAGATCCATTAGGACAATTAACAATATCAGCAACACCTACAACAAATATTATTTCTTCCACATATCAGAGAATTTTAACATTGGACGAATTTGATGTTAATTCAATTACAGTCAATGTTACGACTAAAACAGTATGATAGAAAACGGTCAAAAACCTTCACTATTAATTTCTTCTCAACTTCCTGAATTTATTCGGGATGATGAATCGTATGAAAAATTTGTTGCTTTTGTCAATGCTTATTATGAGTGGATGGAACAAAATGGAAAAGTTTTAGATAGGACAAAAAATTTATTAAATTATGCCGATATTGATAAAACTTCAGATGAGTTTTTAGATTATTTTTACAATGATTTTTTGAGTTATTTTCCATCTGACATCATAGCAGATAAACAAAAAGTTGTTAAAATTGCAAAACAACTGTATCAAGCAAAAGGAACTCCAGACTCTTTTAGGTTTCTTTTTAGACTATTATATAATACTGATGTTGATTTCTTTTATACAAAAGATGCGGTATTTAAAGCCTCAGTTGGTAAATGGTATGTTGCAAAAAGCCTTAAACTTGCAACAGCAGATACAAATTTTTTAAATGTTGCAAATTATAGATTATTGGGTGAAACAACTAAATCTATTGCAGTTATTGATGATGCTATTACTGCCGAAAATAAAATAGAAATTTTTATATCAGATATTCAAAGATTGTTTCAATCTGGTGAATTTGTACGAGTAGTTGATTCAAATAATCAGGATGTATTATTTAATGGTCAAGCATTAAGAGCCAAGATTGTTGGTCAGATCAGTTCAATTAAAGTTAATCCAGCAAATAGAGGACTATTATATCGACCTGGAGACCCCGTTGTTATTACTGGCGGATTAAATTCAGTTAATGGTTTAGGTGCAACAGCAATCATTTCTGAAACTACATCTGGTTCCATACAACGAATTAAAGTGGAAAACCAAGGTTACGGATATAGAGCAGATCCGAATACAATTATTAATATTACGGATGGTGGTGGCGCACTTGCAATTGTAGGAGGTTTAAATCCTTCGGCCAATTCTACAGCTAATGTTACTTTTATTCCTACAGACATTATCTCTTTAAAAAGATTTAGTCAAATTGGTGCAGCAGATTATAAATTTAGTAATATTGCCATATCCAATGCAAATACAACCTTAGCTAATGCTTTTACTTTTACAGGATTTTCAACATTTCCATTATCTGCTGTATTAGTAAAATTCTCCGGAGGTGGAATAACAACAATTCCAAAAGTTGAAGCCATCTCACAATATCAAACCGAAATTCCCGAATATTCGTCAAAATTAAAAAGTTTAGGTATTTTAGCACCGATTCAAATTAATAATGGCGGCCAAGGATATCAAGTCAATGATACAATTACATTTTCAACAGTTGGTTCGGGTAAAGGTGCATATGCAAATGTTTCTCAGGTTGACGCCAATGGAAAAATATTAAGTGTAAATTATGTTTACGGAACAAAAAAACTCACTTATCCTTTGGGTGGACTAGGTTTTCGTCCATCTGGTGTGCCAACTGTAACGGTCAATTCTTCAAATACATTAGCATCAAATGCCAGTTTATATGTGCCTGGTATTTTAGGTGATGGTGCAACTTTCACACCAACCGTTGACCGTGTAGGATCCATTACCACAATCACAATGTTGGAAACTGGCGAAGATTATATTTCAGCACCAACGATTTCTCTGAAAGTTCAGGATGTAGTTGTATCTAATGTCTTTGTTTCTACATTACCGAAAAAAGGAGACGTTGTATATCAAGGACAGGATGTTGCAAATTCGTCATATCGTGCAATTGTAGATTCTACTACAATATTGGTACTTAATGGAGATCCAAAAGAATCCTTATATACCATGAGAGTTTTTGATTACACATCAAAACCAAATACCACTTTACCATTAAAAATAGAATCAAAGGATATAATTTTTAATATTAACACAAGTTATCCATCATTTAATACTGCAACAAGATTTGATTCAACTGGTGTAATTACTTATGGTGACGGCAAAGCAAAAGGATCAGCGGCATTTTTAAATGGTTTGGTGATTAGTCAAGGTCAATATCTGGACACCGCAGGTCAACCAAGTTCATTCGATGTTTTACAGAGTACAAAGTATAATAACTATACTTACCAAATTACATTAGAAAAAGAAATTGCAAAATACAGAGATACATTATTAAACCTTGTACATCCAACGGGTATGCAAGTAATTGGTCGATATGCAATGAAATCCAATTCTCAACTGGATTTCACTAATACAAACTTCTTGAACACTGGTTATAGTTTAGGTTATTACACGGGAGATGGAGCTTCTTATGTAACCATGAGTTCCACATGGAATAATGCAAGTAATAACATTGTAACCTTCAATTCTTTGGTTGGAGCCAATTTATCTACATTCCTATTCTCAAATAGTACCTTAGTAATGACATTAAGTAACGGATTTAAGATTTCATCTGAAGTTATTAATGTTTATTCCAATGGAGCAAATACTGTAACGCTTAAAGATAATGTTTGGTTAACATATGCAAATGTTGCTTATGTGCACGCAAACTCTGGTAGTAACGTCATAAATATATCATCATTGACTGGTTCATATAATATTGTTAATGGTGGTGCATATAGTAACACTTCATATCCGTTAAAAGATATTGTTTTTGCTGGAGACAAAGTTCTTGTTGCAAATAATACCGAAAAAACCGTACAGAGTGTAGATTATGTACAAGGAACAGTAACTTTAACAACAAATTTATCAAATAACGCAAATTCTTTAATGTCCGTACAAAGAACAGTATCAACAACGGATGTTATGATTTATAATTCAGTTGGTTTAAGATACTATGCAGAAATATTAACACAGAGCGGTTACAATATAACAACACAAGATGATAAACTCATTTTAATAGGGTAAGAAATGTCCACAGTAAAGATTACAGACCTACCAGAAACAACACAT